TCTGTAAAGGTGCTTTAATGGCAGAGATGTCAACTTGTTTGTTACCTACTTTAGATAATATATCATCTAGTCCTTCACCATAAGCATCTTGTAGTGCTACTCTAGCTGAAGACACAACGTCAAGAACACCCTGACCAATACTAGCAGAGTCTGCTGTTGTTCTCAATGCAATACCGTCAGTCAACTCTTGTATAGATTCAGATGCCGCACGGTTCACATTGGCTATGTTTTGGTCAGCAAACTGCTTAGACAATATACCACTCTCACCTAGCTTCTCAGCAAACACAGCCCACCACGGTGCTTTACCTGTTTGGAACTGAGTTAAAGATGCACCGCGCTCCGTAAGGATTTGTTGTGTTGCTCTTAGAGATTCTGGAGTACCTGCGGCACTTACCTTGTTTAGTTCTTTAGCTATTGTTTCTGCTGTTTCTTTAGCACCAAAACCTAATGACTTCTGTGCTGAAAGATACAGAGGCTTTAATAATTTTGCTGTACCTAAAGTAGCTACGTCAAATCCCATACCTATAAGAGCCTCATGTACAGCTTTGCCGTAGTCTGGCTCTTCTCCCTGAAGTAAGTCAGAGGTTAAATTACCTGCAATTCCTGTAGGGACTGCACCAATAATAGTACCAATAACCGCACCTTTAGGACCAAACCTAGACCCAAACTGCGCTCCCTTAATACCACCGTAGATACTGGCAGGTATGTCTAAATTGTTTTTAACAGCATTGTATACGTCTTTGTAGAAAGGCGAGTCTTCTTGTTCTACAGGAGGAGGAGTAGGCTGTGTTTTAAATACATCAGCACTTACTCTACCGCTGTTAATAAGTTTATCCTGTAGTTCTGCTTGAGAAATACCTACAGGAATGTTCTTAACTACTTGACCGTTAGGTAGTCTTACACTTTGTGTCTCAGACATTATAAGTCTCCAAAGTCAATTACATTCTCATCTTCGTCTTCGTTAACAACGGGGTCTTTAAAACCATAACCCATCGTTGTTTGTTTGTATTCTTCAAAGTTATTTGCACTCAACAGTAAGTCATTTCTTACTTTAGCCCTTTGTGCTATTTCTAACAATGTTTCAAGAATTGCTCTGTTAGCGTCGTTACCTTTTGTGATGTCAGGGCTTATTTCTCTTAAGTAAGTTCTTTCGCCCTCAGATATAACACCACCAAAGGTAGACTTAAGGTTGCTTAACATTCTAGTTGCTAGTCTAAACTCTAACTCTGCTTTGTCAGCAGGAGTAGTGCCTAAAAACTTTTGTACGCTTAATGTTATGTTAGCTATCGGACCACCTTGTCTTACTGAGTCTACAAGTTCTAAACTTTCTTGAAGACCAATAAGATTTCCATCTACTTCGCCTTTAGCTTGTAAAGCCTCTAACTGCGCCTCACTAAACTTTCTGTCGCTATTAATTTGCTTGGAACTTTCTATCTTAGCTTCTTCTTTTTCTGCAAAACTAACTCCTGCTTCAGTAATTATCTCTATGTCTCCAATAGGCTCATCTGATGTTGTAGTACCTAAAGGAGCATAAATAGTTTCAAAAGCACTAGTTACGTTACTAAAGCTAGTAGTAGCGGCAAACATATTTCCCTCTTCATCTCTAATAGTATACCTTTTGCCTTGTCTCGCATTAGCCCCTTGTTTTTCCGCTAGGAAGTCCTTAAAGTTTGCAGGGGTAACTACACCTTCAGTTGCCAATACGTCTAAACCTGAGTTAGGATAGTTAGATGACAAATATGTAGCAAAGGCTTTTTGTTGACTTTTGACTTTATCTATTTGTCTTTCTTCAACAGTCCTTCTGTCTCCTCCCATCAAACCACGGACACCACGACCCATCATCTGTCTGCCTTGAGCCGCGGCTTGGGCAATCATTTGATTTCCTGACATACCCACTGTAGGGTCAATACCGCCACTAGGAATGCCTGTTAATAATCCTGCAATATCTCTGTTAGCCATTATTTATCTCCTAGTATTATTCTGGTATAACTTCTTCTACAGTTACTGTTGGTGTTCCATAGTCCGTAGGTGTAAAGTAGTCAGCAAGGTCATACAGCCAATTAGGAACTAAATCCCCAAGTTCGGCATCAATGTCTATTCCAAACATACCGCTACCACTTGAGCCACTGCCCCCAGACACGCTACCTATAATATCTTGTATTAACTGCTGTCTAGTAAGTTCTTCTAAGCCAGTAGATAACTGTACGCCCTGCATCAGAGCCTCAAGACCCCTACCGCCTAGTTGACCAAATAACTCAGCACCAGTACGTCTACCAACGTCAGCTAGTTTACCGCTTTCAATACCCATGCCTAGTGCTGACAGTGCTTGTTGTTGTGGCATATAACCTAGACCCATCAAACCACTAGCTGAAGACAACGCTTGCGCCTGTTCACCCATAGCTTGCTGACGAGCCGTTAGGTTTGCTCTAGCCATAGCTTCTTGTCTAGCAGTCTCTTGTGCTAACAACTCTGGTGAAGAACCACCGTATGCCGCTGACTGTAAACCTAAGCGTCCTTGAGACAACATACGCTCTTCTAAGGCTAAACGCTGACGTTCTTCCTCAGGGCGTTGTACGGCTCTCATTTGCTCATACAGGTCAGCTTGTGCTGTACTAGGGTCTACCCCTACCTGACCAAATAAACCCTGTGCTTGACCCATTAGTTGCGTCTGTAGAGCCTGTTGTTCAGGAGTCATGGATAAAGTATAACCACCTTTAGGTGTCGTGGTAGCCGTTCCTAGTCCTGTCGTTACAGTAAAAGGTTGGAACTTAGCCATACCTGCGGCTGTTTCACCTAGTTCAGTAGCTTCCTGTGCAGATTTTACACCTGCTTCTGCCGCGGCTTTGGCGGCTGAATCACCTGCATAGTAACCACCCGCTACGTTTATGATGTCAGTAAACCAACTAGGGATACCTTGTTCATTACCGTTGCTCATTAGAATGTACCTCCGTCAATAGTGAAAGTACCCGCTAAAGTACCTGCTAGTGTTGTTGTTCCTGACAATGTTGTTGTGCCTGTAGAGTTAAGTGCTACAGAAACACCTAGTGTTTGTGCTGATGCGCTACCTGTAAAAGCAGGACTAATTAAGTCTGCTTTAGTAGCTACTGCTGTTTGAATAGCATTGAACTCGGTGTCAAACTCAGAACCATCAAGTTTTTTACCCGCAGTACCAGAAACTAAACTATTTTTAGCACCGAAGTTAGTTTGTTTAATATAATCTGACATTTATTTTGTTCTCCCTAGTAAAACTGATATGTCAATACTTTGTACTGCGTATGGTTTGCCTTGTATTAATGCGCTAATGCCTACTTGTAAAACCTTACCACTACCTGATGCGTTGACGGATGGTGTTTGTATATAAACCCCTGTTGTGTATTCTGATGCAACAAAGTCAGTGTTTAATCCTGTTGCCTCAATCCAAGCAGAGCCATTTGAATAAAACAGTTTATTACTTGTTAAATTATAGTACATAGAATTTACTACACTAGCACTAGGTGCTGATGAAAATTCTCCTAAGTACGGTGTTGTAGAAGCACCGTTTATTCCTTTATTGTCTAGGGCAAAAGGAACAGTTCTTGTCGTGGAACTGTCACCATATTCTGAAATATCGTACTCTGCCGCATTTACTTCCGTTGCGTCTGGTAAATAAGCAACATTTTTAACTGTGTTGGTGTCATAATCCCAGTACCATAAAAGTGCTGATTGTTCACCTGCGTTACCTACAATAGTAGATTCAAATTTTTTAAGAAACTTTAAGTTAGAAGAAATACCAAAGTCCATAGCGGTGCTTTCATACTTAAATATACAATAAACATAACTCCCCTGAAAATCTACCTCATCAAAGTATCCTGCATATTGGTATATTCCCGCATCACCGCCTATCCTAGATAGTCCAAAATATAAACTATCGTCAGACAAAACAACAAAACTATCGGGAGTAACAGTTACCCAAGTAGTTACTTTAGCTGAACCGTCTGGTAATAAACTTCTTAAGTCAAAACAATATAAAATATTATCTTCAGGAAATGACAGTAAATAAAAAGCATCCTGAGGACTGTATACGCTTTTAAGATTACCTCTATGATTCTTAACAGAGTTCATTAAGTCTGTACGTACATTCTTACTAATGTTTCCTATAGGGCTTGACTTTTCTTGTATTGTCCTGCCTAAACCACGTACACCTTCGTTGGACAAGAACAGCACATCAGTACCTATGTTTTGTACAGAGTCTCTTTCAATACAGCCAATACCTTCAATAACATCACTTAATACCATAGTGGCAGGGCTTTCTGCACCAGAGTATATAATAATAGAGTTACGACAGAATATAACCAAGAAGCCATTGTGTGCTGACAACGCTACAATCTCATCGTATCCATTGGGAAATACATTAGTTAAATCTAGTGAACCTGAAGCACCGCCATTCCAATGACCACCAATTAGCGTGTCGGACCAATATAGTGTACGTTTGTTACCCGCTACATCAGCCGCCCATAGTTTACCGTATGCCGCTATAACCTCGTTAGCCTGTGGTGCTGTACCGTTGGAATGCTGACTACCGTTTAGTTCTTCAACAGTAATAGCACCGCCTGAACCAACAGTCATAACCAACGGCTCGTGATTACGTTGGAACATAAAACACTTGTTTGCTAAACTAGCTATTTTCCAGTTATCATCCGTAATGGTTGTGCCTACAGGTGTTTGGTCAACTAAAGTAGATGTACCTGTAACTATTTTATTGTTACCTGTAGATACTAAAGTTTTTATACCGTCATAGTTTATAAACTCAAACAAAGACTTAACAGGTTTGTTATCATAAACAGCATAGTTAGTTTTTGATATAGGCGTACAACCCTTACGTGCCGCCACTCTACCGTGTTTGTCAATTATTGCGTTTTCTGCAACTTCAGCAAAAGACGGGTCAATAGTAACGGGAGAGTCTTCGGTATTTAAACCAGAAAATCCTGCCGCTTTAATTGATACTGTCTGTATTTTTTGAGCCATTAGCAAACCGTCCAAGTAGTTTCAGAAGGGAATCTTGCCGCATCCATAGCTATTGCATCAGCTAGTGTAGAGTCAGCAATAGCATATAGTTCTTGTGCTGATGTACCACCTGTCTCACCACGTTCACGAGAGGCTAGTGCAACAGCATACTGAATCACTGGTGCTGACGGAACATTAAGTACTGTAGCATCAGCAGTAAAAGGTTGTGTTCTGTCAACCATGTTAAAACGTAAGCTATACAAACCATCAGGAATAGGAAAAACATCTACCTGTAAATTACCACTACCGTCAAAACCATTCCAAGAATAATACGAAGGTGTGCTTTTAGGCGGGTCTTGGTTTAGAAAAGCATTGTTCATCCAAGAAGAACTAGCTTGTTTCATAAACACATTAGATGTATCATTAAGTACATCAAGAGTTTTACTGGCTGACCCTACTCCTGTAATAGCATAATTAAATACATTTGCTTGTGTATCTACAGTAAAAGTATTACGCAACGAAGACCAGTCCCAAGAATCCTCTACAATACGTTTAGCGTCATTAACAAAGTCACCTATAAGTTTAGTGTAGCTACTAGCCGTAGAACCAACAGCAGTAGTTACTTCATCTTCTCTTAGTCTACGTAATACAGCGTTTACTAGTTGTAAGTAAGTCATTATCCATACCTTCTTAAGTTCATCATTGGACTAAGCATTTCCTGTGTAGACTTAATCTCTGTGTCAAATTTAAATAACTCTTTGTCAAATATATCTTCGACCTGTGTAGATTTTTTAGTACCTGCCATCATACCTCCTGTGCCGCCTATACCACTTATTACGCCCTCTAGTAAATCTCCTAAAGGACTATCTACAGCATCTATAATCTCGTCCACTACGTCTACTATAGGCTCTCCTACGGTTTCTACAACCTCTTTAACAGGCTCTAGTACGTCTTCTGCTGTTGACAATACTTGCTCACCTGCTTCTATTACAGGCTCAAAGGTTTCACCTACGAACTCTAATGGTGGCTCTAGTACATCTACAATAACGTCACCAACATCCTTTACAATCTGAGGTGTTTCAAAGTCAGGTAAGTCTATGTCAATAGCACGGAGTGCCTCTTCAGCACCTTCGCCTAAATAACCTAAGGCTTCTCCAGTAACAGCCTCTTCAAAGGCTTCTGAGCCTGATTTACCTTCAAGTGCCGCTGTTGTAGTATCCAGTACTACGTCTTGTACAGGTTGAGGTAATGTTGTTAAGTCTATACCTAAATCATCAAATACTTGTGTTATTTCTGCATTACCTATATTGCCTATTTCAGTAGCAATATAAGCACCACCTGCTGACTTAAGTGCTTCTTCTAAATCACCTGTTTGTAGCAGTGTTTTAGAACCTTGTGTTAAAGGAGCATACTGTGGTTGGAATATGCTTAGTATATCTAAACCAAAACCAACTGCTTTCTCAAAGCCACTTTGCTCAGGTAGGTCATAACCAAGCATAGAGTATTGACCAAAGTCACCCACCCTAAACTCATCTCTATCTGCATACTCAGCACCCAATGCTGTACCTGTATTAAGATAAGGACTAGGGGCTTGTCCCATGATGCCTGTGTTTATACCTACACCTGTTTCAAGACTTATATCATTACGATTTAAGTAGTCCTTCATTACAGCCGCTTGAGCGTCCATAGCCTTACGATGTACGCTATCTTCATCTAAGCTATTATACAAATCGTAATCAGCTTTAGTGTTAAACCGTGGCGCACCTCTGGCAATCAAAGCACCTGTTGCTTTATTAGGGTCTTCATCAAAAGCATTCTTTAAGTATTGTACATATGCACTATCAGCTTGTTGTTTAGCTTCAATAAACGAAGTAGCGGGAGTATAATCCCCAATACCACCTTCAGCTAAAATATCTTGTGTTTCTTCCCTTACGTTTCTATCACCTCTAAAGTACTTTAAAGCTACTTCAGTTTGCCACGGGCTTTTATCTCCTGATAAGTAATCCTCACGTAGTTGAGCAAACTCATTCAACTCTTGCTCTGACCATATACCTTTACCTGTAAGGGTGTCATATTCTTTTTCAAACTTAGTTATTTCAGAACTAGAAGGTACACCATATACGTCCCAGTGTTTGTTGTAGGATTCGTGTGGCGGTCTGTAATATGAACTAGTCGCTGACATTATCTATCCCTCTGTACTTTTTTAGTCTTCTCTACAGTTCTCATAGCACCTAAACCAAGCATACCCATTAGTACTGGCATCATAGTAGCCATATCTAAAACAGGGATTTCAATGGTAGAATCGGCAAGAGCAAGCGCAAAATTTGCCATCGGGATAAGAATGTACTGACTCGCAAGTCCAATACAACAAGTCCAACCAACAGCAGGTCTCCAACCCGACACAAACAGGCTTCTGTGTGCCGCTTCTGTCTTATTAACTTCAAGTTGCGCTTTCGCAAGTTCCTGCGCGTGTCTTTCAGCCATTGTCGTAAGTTCAAAGGCGATAGCATTCTTCTTGTCTTTATCCTCTATGAATTTGTCAAGTAATCCTGTAACAGGTCCGATTAGTTGTTGCAACATCATATTCGCCTCACTTAAGGGGATTAGACAAGTAATCCATACCTTGCCATAAATCCTCTACCTCTTTAGTCAATGTCGTTATCTTACCATCAACATCGCCAATGTCTTCTATTATTATTTCAGCCTTAGCTACCGTACCTTTCATAGCCTCTATTTCATTAGCTAGCTTAGAAACGTCTGTATTGAGTTCTAACAGCTTTTCTTGCTGACTTAGTAGGGTATCTAGCCTTGTTCCTAAAGTCCCTAGATTCTCACGTAAGGGGCTTATATTGGGTATCTTCTTAGACTCTACTGCTTCCAGTCTTGAGTACAAACTAGATGCAGTCCAAACTGTGCCTCCGATACTAGTACCTATTGTCATCACAATGGCAATCCACACACCTTTGAATGACGTACCATTAATGTTTAGTTCTGACTTCTCTAGGCTCATAGTTCTACGCAGTTAGTTTCATTCATAAAGCAATCATAACTCTGAGCCGTAGGACCAGTCAAGTAGTAATCTGATTCACTACCTAAGGCTAGTACTTCAGCTTCAGACGCATACAGGTCTAAACCGTAGTTCTGACCGTTAAGATAAACTGCTGTAAGGTTTCTAGTAGTGTTATAACCCATAGCTACCCATTGAGCATTAGCATCATAAAAGATGTTAGTCTGCTCTGCTGTGGTGTTGGCGTTCTCTATGCCTTGCTCTAGGAACTCTACAGCTTCTTTGTTACCCGCTACTGCTAGGAATGCACTAGCGTTGTTAGCGTGTGTCTCTATGTCATCTAAGCTAGTATTGTACGTGTCTACTTCTTCCTGAGTAATTGTCAACACTTCTATGTTGCTCTCTACAAAAGTTTGTACCTCAGCTTCCTCTTGAGGACTAGAGGCTGACTCTGCTACTTCCGCTACTTCCTGTACAGCAATCATGTCAACTACTACTTCAGTAAATACACCAATGGCTTCATCCATCATGTCCAACTCAGTATATGCTTTTTCTTCAAGTACAGTCTGTAAGTCACCAAAGGCTTGATAGTTTGACATACCAGATAATGCACTGTTGTATGCTTGTAGTTGTTCTGCACTAATGTGCGCTGTGCTTGACAGTGAGCCATCAGACAAACCTGAGCCTGTATAAGCGTACTCTTGTGCCGCACCTACAAGTTTAATACCTCTGTCTATCTGGTCAACGATAGCATTGGAGGTGTCAATTAGGCTGTCTAACTCACTGCTTTGTGCTACGGAACTTAGCACTAACAGAGATAATATCATCTTCTTCATCTGTGTCCTCTCCTCCAATGTTTAATACAGTGTTGTACCATTCGGTGTTGTCTGTGTAGTCAGGTATATATACTTCTGGTTGTCTCTTCATTATCAATACTGCACGTTTACCAACAACTAACTTACCGTTGCTCAGTATGGGGCAAGGTGTCCCTGACAAGAACATACTCTTCCATACTTCTACTGCTTCACACATACGGGCTACTGCGGCTACCTTCATGCCTAAGTCTGACAACAACTTAGCGTCTCTCCTACGGTCACAGTTAGGGTCTACTTCGTAACTACCGTTTGATATACCTACGCCTACTGTCTGTAATGAACTGCCTGAACCCTTAAGGCAAGTGTCCATACCGTTTGACATATAGCTAGGACTAACGGCTGAACCTACTGGTATTTCGCTACTACTTCCTGCACCGTTGTATGTGTTACTTGTTGATGTATCCGTTGTGTTATTATTACTGTTTGTTGTACTGTTGTCCCCATGAAACGTATTCAAAGAACCTTCCTGTGCATTATCAGCCAGTGTAACCCAACTGAACAACATTAACAAACAAAATAGTCTCATTACTTGCGTAAGTTCTGTACTGTGTCTGATTCCCAGATACGAATACCTAGCCATACAATAGTAAACAGACTAGCCAGTGGTGGCAACCAAGCCGCTAAGGACATAATACCAGTGGATGCCGCGGCAAGGTCTAATACTTGTTTTCCTTCTTGAGTCATGGCTATGTCCTTATATTGCGGCTATAATAAAGGCTAAGAGTTCTGGATAACGAACACCTAGTCTAGTTTTTTCTACTGCACCTTCAGGAGCATCAGACTGTACTGGATATTGTTCACCGTTATGCTCCCACCAAGTAGTGCGGATAAACATAGCGTAGTCACCTGCGTCCAAACCTTCAGCAGTAAACGCATCCTGTAAGTCCTGAGCAATAATACCAAAGTGTGTCCTAGCGTCATCACCCTTAGAAGCTACAGCGTCACGCCATTTAAACTTACGTAATAAACCTTTAGCGGCTACAGCTACTTTAGTTTCAGCGTCAGATAACTCAGCGATGTTTTGTTTTTCATTACGGTCAGACGTTTGTATAGTACCGTTAGTTGCATATACATCGTCAAACCTAGCAGTCGAACCACCTAAATCTATAGTATTATCTTTGTTTAAACCTTTACCATCACAAGGTTTTATAGCAATAGTACCAAAAACATATTCAAATCTTAAACCACCGCCAGTAGTACCGCTAGAACCTGATGATATAAAAACAGAATCGTAAGTATCTGTAGAAACACCTATACGACCTACCTTAGTGTTGGTGTTTGTTTTAAAATCTACAAAAGTACCATCAGTAGTGTTTGTTGATACTAGTTGTAAAAGACTGTCATCCGTGCTAGATTTAGCCTTTTGGAGATTACCGTCAAATGTAGCAGAAGCGGCATCAAACTCTAAGTCTACTACAGATGAGCCGCCTGAACCACCAACAAACATTTTCTTGTCAGCAATGTTTACAGCAAGTTCACCTTGAGCAAGACTGCTAGGAGTTCCTGACGTTGTTTTATTTTTTGTAATGATTGTAGCCATAGTGTTTACCTATTGTTTACCACGGTGTCCCTACTGTTACAGACGGACTAGCTTGTTCCGCTAGGTCTGCGTCTAGTGAAGCCTCAAGTGCTTCTGTGTCTAATGCTTCTTGTACCCATGCAACCACAGCGTCTTCAGTTAGGCTGTCATACGCTACATAGCCATCAGCATCTGCATCAGGAGTAAAGCTGACAGTACCATAAGAAGTAGCTACGTTTTCACCAGAGGCTTTATTTACCTGCCAGTGTGCTACGATAACGCCACCGTCTGTGTTGCTTTCTAAAGTTGATATTGAAAAGTTCATTTATTACTCCTATGAGAATACAGCAGAACAAACTGCTTGTACGTTAGTAGGTTCAGAACTGTAGTCAT